TACTGATACATTATAGCCGTCTTTAATCAGCTTTAATGCCCTTCGTTCGTTGTCCTCCGCTCTGCTAAATGTTATATGATAATTAGCAGGCAGGTTTGATGATAGTGATTTGTCGTTCTTAGTATAGTCATAAAATTGTACATTCGGAAACGCGTCCATTATAGAATTAAATAGCACCCCGTTTCGTACTACACTAATATTATAAAACGGCAAATCGCTAGTCCCATTGAGACGGATCACTGGCTCGACATGATCTCTGTCAGCTTTCCTTATCAATGCTTCAATATCTTTAACTAAACTATTCATAAAGAATGTTCTATCCTTTTTAAATAGTATAGTTTTATTTATTCTAGCTTGCTGTGTTTTGTTAAATGCACCGCGCCCTGCTTTATATAAACAAGCTTGAATGCATCCAAGTGACGCATTCGGACATACATTCATAACACCGCTGTTCTTGTGTGGCGCTAGGTACATGATGCCCGTTAAATACCCTTGTTTATAACCTTTGATTGTTTTCGCATCTGCATTGACACTTAATAACTTTTTATGCTTCATAATAACCCCTTATATATTAACTATTGTTAGATTTTCTTGGTGTATTATATAAAGTTATTTAGCTACTTGACCGCTCAAATCTGATTATCTCGCACCCATTTGCAATAATTCCCAATATCATTTAAAAGCTAACTAGGTATAAAAGGCTTTCGCTACTTATGTTTTATCCATATCATTCCATATGGTTCTGTGTGCTGTAACTCATAACGCTAAGGCGGTAAGGTTGTACTCATCTCTGTATATGTGAGACCGCTCTCACTTTCCTAAGCATTTCCGCTTGTCGGGTCTAGCTTGTTATAAATCCCTCTCTCAAAACTTAATAACTGATGAGGTTATTAATCTACAATGTTTCAATTTGGATTAACTTTAAATACTAGGTTTAATCTGTTAGCATTTATATATGCCCCGTTAAAAAAGTTCGTTCGATAGTTGGCTAGTAGTGGATTATAGTTTACATCACATTCACCTTATACTTAATAAGTGATTACAATTCCTAGTTGTTTCAGAGTTCGGTAACCCTCTCACTTATATACACGGGTTCTCAGTTCGTGTAGTTCTTGCCCCGTCTAGTTTTAAATCTACCTAGTAAAACTTAGTATGTATTTAAAGCTTGATTTATTTATTCATTCATTTCCAAGCTTACCAATTTTATCAAAAAGCTCCCTCGGGTTGTTCTCAGTCTCGGAACCCTTGCCCGAGGGATAAAACAATGATTAATAATAACATCTAATTTCAATCACTAAACTAATGTAGTAATATCAAATAGCCATATGCAACAACAATTGCTACAGCATGAAAAGAATATATAAGAGATTATATCGTACCTGCGTGCGTAACGCGTAGAGGGATGATGTGTGTATGTGCATGATGTTCACGGTTAGCAGATCCTGGTACGCGTAGGAGAAACGAATCAATCAACTCAACGAAAATCTGAAAATCGAATCCATCGCGCAGGGGGGTGGGTATATATGTATTTACCATCTATCCATTTTTTTGCTATTTTTCAGATAGTGGCTATAAAAGGAAAGGGCCCCAAGCCAATAGGAGCCCTTGTGTGGTGCTATGCGAAGATAAACGGGAGGAGGAGTCTATCTTATAATTATTAGTAATAGTGCCATAATAAGCTTATCTAGTATCCATAAAGCTATTAGCAGCGAAAGTTTGTTATCGAGTGTCCACCTATACATAAAAACCTACCTTGGAGAGTGTATTTTTCTGCTTTTGGATAGAGACCACCTAACCCCTGTGAGTCAGGACTGATCCTATCCTAAAGTACTTGCGATTCCTACCTCGGAGCCGTGCACCTTTCAACGGATATCTCTTTGTACATCAATACGAGAGACGGGTGTTCATTTTAACTTTGATGAGTTTTGCTCGTCCTCAAACGCCTTAGACTTGGACTTGACTTTGAGCCCCCTTTTGGTAGTCAACTAAGTTGTTTACGCCAAAAGTTTCAAACCAAACCATAAACAACAGACTAAAAATAATATTACTTTGCGGAATTTAGCTAACATTATTTATATTATATAGTGAATCAGGTTAAATGTAGGAACAACTTTTTTACCGTCTATGAGCCCGAAGAGGCCGACAAGGAAGGTATTGCCTACACAAAAGAGTGGCGCAGCGCGAAAAAAGGGGATTGGATACTGACGGACGATGGATCCGTGCTCCAAATCCTAAATGTTAGGAAAGAAACAAAGAACTCTAAAAAGCCTATAGTGTATGTACGAATTGGTTATGGTGAGGTAGCTACTTACAAATCCAATATATATGCAAAGCAGTATCCCGATTATCAATGGGATAGGCGCTATAAGTATGATTTACTAAGAGATGTAAAGCCAACAGTTAAACAGACAGCCTTCGTAAATAATTTAGCACAATTTGGAGAACTAGGTAATGATGGTATGTGGACACCTGAGTCTATAGTGTCATGCTATCAGAATATATATAAGGATAATAATCCTACTAACGCTTGGCGGCGCGGGATTGCAATTTTAAGGAAAAAACAAGTAAAGGAACAAATGTCGGACTTAATGAAAGATAAATTAGATGATAAGGGATTAGATGATGATTATCTTGCAGAACGATATAAAGAGTTTATAGAAGGTGAAGATATACCTGCGAATGTCAGATTCAATGCCCTTAAAAGCGTCACAGAGCTAAAAGGACACTTTGACAAGAGGATTGAGGAACTTGAGAGCAAATCAATCATCCAAATTACTGATGGTGATAAAAAAGCAATCCAAGCGCATAGGATGTACATATCTGACCAGCAAATGAAAAAATTAAAGAATGGAGAAGAATATGTCAGTTCTGAAGACGAAAATACCGATGGTGAAGGAGACGGACATAATCCTGGACGAGGAGACAAGTAAGCTCTACCTCGATGGAAAGGAACATAGTCTAGACCCTGCTGTTGTTGAGGTTATTAGTGAATTGATGCACGAAATCCTGATCACGCGAGAGATTAATTCGCTTGAGAAGGTAATTGCGTGAGCCAAGAGGACAGAGACAAACTTTTATATCAAAAATATAAAGAAGCGTCAGGCGGGAAGTGGTGGATATACAGGTATTTGAAAATATCACATATAGAAGAGCGAAAAGTGTTCGATAAACGCGCTCTTGGTAATAGAAAAGTCCTTGAGGAAGAATTAGTATGAAATTAACACAGAAACAGAAGGAAATGATGGTCAAAAGGATGTATTTGGACATCTTTTTCTTTGCTAAAATCATTTTAGGCGATGAAAACCAACCAATGCACTACCATGTGCGAGACGAAAGCCCAGAATTTCACAAAGAGGTGGTACATAACCTGTTAAAACTCCAATCAGGAGAAAAAATAGCTATTATTGCACCTAGGGGGCACGCCAAATCAACACTTTGTTCACTTATTTACCCCTTACACCGCATATTGTTCGGTGAAGAACGCTTTGTGCTGCTTATTTCTGAGTCTGAAATGCAATCTAAATACCTTTTAGAGGCGCTAGGAGACGAAATTGAGTTTAATGAAAAATTGCACTACTTTTTTGGCAACAGAATGGGATCGATATGGGGAAAAGAGGAAAAAGAAATCATTTCAGGATTCAAAGAAGACGGAACCCCATCGGGATCTTGCAAAGTTATGGTCCGTGGTACGGGTCAGAAGGTAAGGGGACTTAAATATGGAGCATATCGTCCCACTTTAACTATAATTGACGATGGTGAGGGTGATGCAAACGCCTCTACTATTATGCAGCGTGAAAAATTTCAAAGATGGATAGATACAGCAGTTGTTCCTGGTAGTGATGATGCGAAAATCGTGTTTGTAGGAACAATAATCGATGAAGAAGCGTACCTAAACAAGGTTGCAGGCTCAAAAGCTTTCGATGGAGAAGGAAAAAGGATTATAAAGGGTTGGAAGTCACTATTTTACCAAGCCATTATCCAAGATACTAAAGAAGGTGAGTTTTTAGCCTCAGGTAGGGAGATATTAAATGAAAAAGAAGAACCCGAAGTATTATGGGAAGCACGAAGACCGTTTAAGTGGCTGGCTGAAAAAAGAGAAGAAGCTAGGGCCAAAGGCGACTTGGCGTACTTTTATCAGGAATACCAAAATGTCCCCATGGACGACTCTTTTAGGGTATTCAAAAAGGGAGATATACAATATTGGGATGGCTATTACCAACATTCTAGCGGCATTGATTTTATTGTCCTTAAAGATGGTGTATCATCTAACAGAGTTCCTGTTAATATCTTTATGGGTGTTGACCCAGCTTCCTCTGAGAATATTAAAGCTAATTACACGGTGGTAATGATCCTTGCAGTAGATGCTGAATACAATATGTATGTTATAGACTACTTCAGGGGACAGGTAAGCCCAATGGATGGAGCAGAAAAGATATTTGAACTCGCTGAAGAATACCATCCACGGATAATCAATATTGAAAAGACAGGTCATGTGATGCTCTCTGACTATATGATTAAAGAGTCAAAGAAGAGAGGAAACTTCTTGAATATAGTTCCTAGGGATGCAATACAGCAGAAATTTTACAGAATCAAACAGATGCAACCAATCTTTGCTTCAAAATCCATGTTTTTAAAAAGAGAACATTTTGAGCTTGAACAAGAGTTGCTAACATTCAAAGAGCACGGAACATTTACAAAAGATACGCTTGATGCCCTAAAATGGGCAACCGAAGATGTCTATCCACCATCCCTAGAAAAAGACAAGGATGGAGAGTGGTATAAGCCCGAACTTCACTATTCGGCAGACTGGGAAACAGGCGAGATCTTCTCGGCATAATATTATTATTTTGCAATAACTGTGCTACTAATTATATATTAAGGGCTAAGAATATGATCAAATTTGACAAACTCGATTTACCTAAGTTAGACGCACAGGATGTGCGCAATGAATACATACGGTACGAGAGCTCAGGGCAAGAATTTAGATACCAGATTGCAGAAGATGAAGAGTTCTATTTAGGCAATCAGCTTACTAAAGCTCAAAAGGATTACTTACTAAGCGTTGGACAGCCTGCTGAGGCCAATAATAAAATTCGACCTGCTGTAGAGCAGGTGTTATCGAATATATCATCCTCATCTCCTGAGTGGGATGTAGAGCCTGTAGGGCATGCAGATAACCAATTAGCTTCTATATACAATTATATATATGACAGAATCTGGTATGACTCTGATGGAGATTCACATTTTAGGAAGAATTGCAAGGATTACATTGTCAAGGGATTGACATATATGTATATATACCCAGATTGGGAAGCAGATAGGGCACGAGGGGGTCTGCGCATCAAACATATATCTCCTGAAGCTGTTTTTGTAGACCCTAACTCTGCCCTCCCTGATTTCTCTGATGCCTCATCTGTTATATATTCTGACTTACATACCAAAGAATCTTTAAAGATTGCGTTCCCTGACGCTGCGCAGGAAATAGACGATGCCCAAGAAGACTATGATGGGAACGAACAGTCTAGTGGAAAGTATAGCAGAGATGATGTGTGGACTAGAGCAGACCTCTCTGATGATGAGCAGGTAAAGATTAGAAAGTATATACGATGGTCAAAAGTATCTATTCCAAAGATTCGTATCCTTCATAAGGGTACAGGCTCAATGAAAATCTTTACAAAGAAGCAATACAAGAAGTTTAAAGAGAATCCAAAATATAATGAATTTGTAGAGTCAGGGCAAATTGAAGAACAGGAAACATTTGAAATACATGTACGAGAAACTTGCGTCTTTGGGGACCATGTCTATTATGATGATATTCTCCCTATTACAGACTATCCAATTGTTCCTGCATGCAATGAACATACAGGTACTCCATTTCCAACTGGGGATGTTCGCCACGCGAAGTCTGCTCAGAGAATGCTTAATCGTACTGAAGCGCTACTTATAGCACATACAAATGCGACAACAAACTTCAAGTTAGTAATAGAAGATGGGGCGATAGATGTTCAAGAGCTTCAGAAATGGAATATACCAAATGCAATAATACGAGCCAATCCAGGAGCAATACAATCTGGTAAGATTAAAGAATTTGCCCCACCTGCTGTTAGCTCACAGCTTTATCAAGAGAAACAGAGGTTCGAGCTTGATATAGAACAGGTATTTGGTGCATATAAATATTTACAAGGGCAGGCTTCAGAAGCACCAGGAACTGTTGGAGAGGCTCAGATAGTAGATGAAGCTGTATCGCGAAAACAAAATTGGAAGATTCTTCCATTATATGCAATGCTTACAAAGCTTGCTAAGGTTGGAGCAGAATGGATACCGTTTGTATACAGACAAAGAAGAATTATAAGAATGATTGGCAAAGGTGGAATGGCTAAAAATGTAGCAATGAATGACCAACAGCAAGATCCAATGACAGGACAGGTTCAAAAGATAAACGATATAATGAACTTTATGTGTAATGTTAGGGTTGTGGTTGGTTCAACAAGGGCAAAATCACCTTCTGCCGAATTACAGAAAAATATTAATCTAATGGGTGCTGGTATATATGACAAGCAAGAAGTTATTATGCGATTAACAGGAGATGTCGACAAGGAAGACCTTATTAAACGACATAGTGAAATTCAAAATCTCGCGAGCGAGAATAACTCATTGAAAGAGAAAATAAAGAATTTAGAGGGCGATCTGCAAACAAGGGAACGAGAATTGTTCCATACTAAAATGCGAGCAGAAATCTCTGAAGCGACTAAACCTGTTGCACAGGCGCAAGCCAATATTCGTGCAGCAGCAAAGGTCGAACAGGATAAACAGCGTGCCAAAACCAAACAAGTCACGAAGGATATGGATGACGCTGTTAAATCGATTAACTCACCACAACCAGGGGCTCCACAACAGGATAACCCCGTAGCATAAGAAGGAGCATCGATGGAAGAAGAAAAACAAGTGACAGAGACAACGCAGGAACAACCAAGTGGAGATAACCTCCTTGATGTTCTTGATGACTTTAATCAGGCAAGCGCTGGGCCAGATCCAAGCGCGCCTGTAGAAGCACAAGAGCAACCACAAGAAGGCTCTCAAGAGGCTACGGAAGAACCTGCAGTTCAAGAGAACGCTGAAGAGGGAAAAGCAACTGATTGGCTTATTGAGGGAAAGTTTACTGACGATGATGATGGAAAGCAGAAACTTGCCAAATCGTACAAAGAAATGCAAAGCCTGCGAGATAAAGACAGGAACGAATATCAAAAAAGTGTACAGGACATGGCAAGGGATGCTCAGATTGGAGCGGCAATTAGACAGAACCCCAAAATGGCACAAGCTGCATTAAATGCGGCTAAAGCGCCACAGCAAGATCCATATAAAGCTCCTGCAAAGCCAGCATCGTATGATATACTAGAAGAGCAGATTGAAGGCACAGATTCATATAAGTGGCGACAAGCTCAGGATGGGTATCTAATTCGTATGGGGCAAGCGGCAGGAATATCAGAGGTTAACAAGCTAAGGCAAGAGATTAACAATGAAAAGCAGATTGACGCTAAGATTGATGAACTCAAAGCTCTTGGTTTAAAAACCGATGAAGAGATTATGGAGTATGCTAATTTTTTACAAGAGATGCAAGGCGCATCTGATGATAAATTAGTAAACGCTTGGAGGCAAATCAAAGGGCAACCTAATCAGCAAGCGGAGAATGTTCAAACCCAAGAGGAAACACCAGCGGTCCCTGCAGGACGAACTAGTGCAGCGGCTGTTAGTGGGTCAACACCACCTGCTCCTACGACAGAAGCAAAAGAAGTTGATGAATTTTGGGGTGGTATAATGAATCATTCTCAAAAACAATAACTGATTAGTTCAAAGGAGGTCATTAAAAAATGGCTAATATAGGATACGGTACAGGTACCGCTACTCAGTTCACGGACGCAACGCAAAGACAAGTTCTTGAGCTGGGTAAAAAAATACACTACTTCAATCCAGGTGTAACACCAGCGTTGACTTTGTTCGGAAAATCTTCAACAAAGACTACGCCCGTACCAATTTTTGAATGGATGGAAGACGAGTATATGATCAAAAAGTCAGTAAAGCAAGATATTCACACAGCAGGTGCGGATAGCAATTCAGTAGATGTTACTGACTCTCTTTATGAAGCAACAAATGGCGTTAATGGTGGCAACTGTATCGTTAACTTTGATAGACAAGCACAAATGGAAGCATTTGAGCCAGGAGCTGTTTACTACGCTACATTTGATGAAACATCTGGTACTACAGGAGGATTAAGTGATGATGATTCTACACACCTTCTATGTATTGCTGTTGGGCAGGATGTTAATTTAACATCTCCACTTGATACATCAGTTCAGTTTCTTGCTGTACATGCTGGTACTGCAACAACTGTAAATGATAATGGTGCAACAGTAGCTGGTGATGCTGTATGGTATGTTGAGAACCACACGGATGGTCAAGACATTATCGCAGTTGATACAGATTGTCAGATGGAGCTTGCTTATGTTGGAACTGCAGGAGCTTTCCATGATGCTGGAACCAAAACATCATATGTTGGAGCAAATTTTTCTCCAACTGGTGGAACATCTGGCTTTGGTGTTCATAATCTAACAGATAATGACTACTTCAAGAAAGAAGGTGGCGTTGAAGGTATTGCAGAGGGTGCCTCAATTGGTGCTGCAACTACTAAAAAAGTAAGACGATTGAAGAGCTGTACTCAGATCTTTAGAGAGCCTTACACAATAACTGGTACTGCAAAAGCTGCAAAGCACTATGGTGGCGATGAGCTAAGTAGACTACAGTCAAGAAAGCTAATGAAAATAAAAGGCGATCTTGAGTGGGCGATACTTACAAATGGCGATTATAGTCTTGATGCATCAGCAGAAAATCCAAAAAGAAAAATGGAAGGATTTGGTATTGGTGGGGCTACAGGGGCAGGCTTTGTTAAGTCCCTAGACGGTCGTGGAGATTCAAATCTGCAGTACTCATTTGCAAATGGAACACTTACTGAGCTTGATACAATGGTTGAGTATATATTCCATGACATGATTGAGGGCTCACAGACCAAAACTGTATTCTGCTCAAATAAGTGGCTTAGAAAGCTTACTTCAGTTGTAAGGCAGGATGCTGTTTCTAGTGGTAGTGCATACAACCAAGGTAATTACGAGATTGGTGGCGAAAGAGTTGCTGGTCTTAGGGTAACAGAGTATATGGGCCCTGTGGGCACTTTGAAATTTGTTGCTCATCCATACCTAAATGGCGCATATGAAAACTACGCACTAGCTGTTGACATGGCAAATGTAGATTGGAGACCACTCTCTTCTCGTGATCTTAAACTGAGAAAAGATGTGGTTAATACTGGTCAAGATGGACAGACAGACGAATGGCTAATTGAAGCAGGTCTTGAAGTTCGTAATGAACAGACACACGCAATACTAAAACTTACTTAGTTTTAGAACTACTATCTATGGGGGGGCAACCCCCCATGGGTACCACTAAAAGGAAAACATGAGATACTTAGAAGCATTTGAATTTATAGATACAGCCATCAGAGCCCAAGGCATGATGGATACATCTAATAAGATGAAGGAAACCTTCCTTGAGAAGAATATTGCACTTATATGGAGAAGGTCTATACGAGAGGTTCGCTCGATTTCTCTAACAGGTACAGATGCGACATCGTACATGATCAATGAAAGATTATTTGATGGAAAAATTTTAAAGGTTGAATCTACTTCAACAACAGGAACAAAGCTTGTTCCATTTATATCAGAAGGGGCCTCAGTAACAGAAGGTGGCACAACAGATACAGACAGGGTAGTAAACGCAGGATATTGGATTAGACATATGACTGACGATGAGGATGCAGGTGTTTGGCAGATATCAGCTATATCTTCTTCAACATCAGACCCAACATTTACATTTGGCGGAACAATAAATGCTCCTGTTGGTACACGATTTTGGGCAAGACGAATAAATACATCAAACGGGCCTGCTGAAGATTGGAACGATAAGATGTTTATAACAACTACTACAGGCTCTTCGTCAATAGCAACAACGAGCAATGGAACACTAACTAATATTAATAGCACATATACTGCAAACACAGGATTCGCTCAGGTTGATTCTTGGAAGCTATTCTTAAGTAAAGGGCTCAATGGGGCAACGATTAAAGTATATTACTTTAGAAGACCTTTGAAGATGGCAGAAGCCAGATCACTTAACGCAAATGCTGCAGAGCCCTTAGAGGCAGATATCGATATGCCTGAAGATTTAGCAACTGCTGCAATACATTATACAATTGCAGACTTACACGCACTTACAGGAAACGCAGAACAATCAGAATTTCACTTAAGTGCAGGAGATACAATAGAAGGTATGTATAACGACAGTATGAACTTTGATCAACCGATGCAAGATATATTGCCGCCACCACTACCAGACTTTACATAGGAATACTTATGGCAGATTATAAACAGGAAATAGAAAATTTAATAGGCGCGGTAGGAGATGATGACCTTATTACAGAGGCATGTACGCGAGTTGCGCATCAAGTAGTCGCAATAATAGATACAAAGTACCTATGGGGATTTTCTACAACAACATCTGAACTAACTTCAAATGGTTATGAAACAGGGTCAACATCAATCCTTGAGGTCGTTAGAGAAACAGGTACGAATGGCGAGTATAGGTCATGTGATGAAATTCTGATGGATATGGAGCAGAGAGTACAAGATGTTAATAGTATTCACTATGCAGATAAATTTAACCCTGTGTTTATTAGAAAAGATTCCAATATATATGTTTATCCTGCCCCTGCAGCAAGTCCAAACAGTTTTAAGGTAACATATGCTTCTGCTCCAAGTATAGCGCATGACGATACAGCGTTTGGAAAAGCAAGTATATTAAATGAGTTAGAATTATGTATTATTTATGGTGCATCTCATCAATGCCTCTTGCGGTTACTTAGTGAGGCTATTACTACCGACCTCCCAGCTGATATAACGCTAGGAGATTTCCCAACACCACCAATATATACAAGTTGGGGAGAAGATTTAGGAGAGGTTACATCAACTGATACAGGAACGCTAACGCATCCAACATTCGACAATCCAAATTTTGTTCCCGTCTTATCTAGTTTAAATGATGCACTTACAGATGAAGACCCTGAGCTTGCATCGTCACACTTATCAAAGCTACAGTTTCAATTAAGTGAGTACGAAAAGAGATATAATGCAGAGCTATCAGAATACGAAGAAGAGAAGTTTAAATATGAGAACGACTTTGAGATAATAAAACTTAACAGAGAGGTTGAGTTTAGCCGTAAAGACAAAGAAAAGCAGAACGAAATAGCTATATACGATAAGAAGGTGCAAGAATACACAGAAACTCATACTAAGGAATTTGAGAATTTTCAGAAGAAGTTAGATAAGATTACTAAGAAGGTAGAAGTTAGAGTAGGTCTTGTTGAACAGATGAGACAATCTTATGAAGCTTCTTTAAAACCATATCTACCAGAAGAGCTAAGAGATGGCAATAGAGAAAGAGCCTAATGGCAAAAGAATCCAAAACAATAAATGATTGGAGCGGTGGAATAAATGAAATCTCTGCAAGTAAAGACCTCCCTGAAAACGAATCCGTAAAAATTAAAGATGCTATGCCCTTTAACCAAGGGCAGTTAAAAGTAACAGGCGGTGACCCTCAAGTAGCTGTTGATATGGGGACTCTTCCAATATCAGGAGATGCACTACCAAAAGGTTCTATTCTTCAGACATTTAAAGCAGACAAAGCGTTTGCCAGATCATATATATTCAATACCACTAATTCAAATATTAATGCCAAGCTTAGTATGCGCTCAGACAACTTTTGGCATAAAATTGCAGATGATGCTAGAAGGGATGGTGCACCTGTAGAGGATAACGCAGACTTTCTAGATAAAGCTTCTTTACAATGGGGAGCAAGCGGCACAACTGACCCATCAACTAGACAAAATTATAGACAGCCAATGTTAAACAGAATAGATTTTCATCACGATGTATCTTCTGTTTTTCCTCCATTGCCCCAACCAATAACTGGTGAAACTGAAATGATTACCAACGGGGATTTTGCCTCTGATGCTTCAGGCTGGTCTGTTCTAAATATAGGGTCAGGTGCAGATGGGAGCATTGCAAGAGAAGCAACAGATAGCACATTACAATACACTTCTGGGGCTGATGACAATCATTGCGAAATAGTCTTAAGTCACGATAGTATCGCAGCGTTTACAACAGGTAAAAGATATGAATTGTCGTTTGAGGTATGGAAGCCACATTCAGGGTCAAACCCTGTTGCGGCAGATAGATTTTGGGTAAGTATTGGGGATTATATATGGGAAGTCCCAATAGTCGAAACATCAACTTCTGCTAACGATAAACCAAGTGGCATAACTGCAGTAAGATTACAGTTCACTAAAAGAGATATAAGTACCGCACAAATATATGATTACGCCGCTTCAGATAATATGGATGCAGACGATAAAGACCAATTGCGATTTATATTTCCTGCATATACTCAACATACAGCAAGTAAGTATTTATATTTTGACAATGTATCCTTAAAAATGGTAGATGATTATGTTCCAACATTTATACGAGTAACTGGGGCTAAATATAATAATAATAATGGCCTTTTTGAGTATGGTGGTATGTTTACAAACACAAGCAGTTATTCAAATAGCTGCATATGGTTGCAACCTGCACGGACAGCTCCGACATTTTCAAATCTTAATACTATATATGATGGGTACGATGGATTATCCCAAAAGTTATTTAGAGAGGAAAACTATGACTCTGGGTCTACAGCGAAGTGGAGAGATGGGGTAGATGCAAGATCTCCTATATGTATAAGCATCGTCCCTAAAATACAAGGAGGGATTAGGCCCTTAGTAATGAGCGAAAAGGCATTTAATTTCTATGACCCTGTAATACAAAAACTAATACCTCTTGATTATGATGCAATAGTAACAACTGGTGATTTGACACAGTCTGTAACCTTTAATACTTCAGGATCATTTCAAATGGGGTATTCTCCTGGAGCGTCAACCAATACATCAGACCCATACACTTTAAATACATGTGTAATGATATTTAATACAACAGACATGAGTTCTGGGGTATTAGAGTTATTAAAAATGCTCTCAGGATATACAAACGATAATAATAATATTGCATTGATAAATATAACTTATGAAAACTCTGGGTTGACCGCTTCAGATAACCTTGCAGGTTATTGGTTTGTAATCGCTCTTGAGAATGCAAATGTTACAGAGGGTCAAACAGGTGCTAGAGGTGGAAGGCAGACCGATACTACAACTACAACACATGTTAGAATTTTACTACAACGCCCTTCATGGGAAGACGAAGGAAGCCCTGCATCGCTAAAGACCATAAGCACGACATCGTCAAACACAGTAACTGTAGAAGTTATGAGCACCATAGCAAACAAATATTCAATGTATAAACATAATAATAACATATATTCTTCTGTTGGTGGTGCAGATTTGGGAGCTTTTAATACAATACAGTATATAGATTCAATGAATTTCAGGACGAATGTCAATCTTGTGGGAAGAACAAGAAAGATGGGCGGGACTTCAGAAGATATCTACAATTATGGACAGACTGGAGAGCTCATAAATGGTTGGATATATGCAGAGCAGTCATTCCTTCCAAAACCCTCTGTATGCTTGTCGGGTTCGGGTGTTTTTATGATTGAAAGGCAGT